AGCGACCACCAGGCCGGAAGAATTACCGGTAGCGGAGACACCCGAAGCACCCACACCAAAGCAATCGATGCCAGAGGCGAAAGGTGCACCAAAGACATATAAACCGCCTGAAGCACCGCCAAAAGTCGAGTGCCCCGAGGTCGGAAGACGGCCAGAAGACGCGGGAGTGATAGCAGAGGAGGAGAATTTCGTGGTGAACAGAAAGGGTATGAATTTGGTGGTATGCAAAGATGCGACAACAGGCAAGCCTTATGGACCACAAGGACAGACACAGTTGGGCGCCGCGATAGTAGCGCCCATCACTGCACCACCCAACGTGTATATGAATTCGGTAGGCAACGTTGTCAAAGCTCTTCAAGACAGGCTGGAGGCAAAGTCAAGAGAAGTCAAGCTCACCAAAGACGACAAGAAGAAGATCGGGACATTTATTGGCACCATGATCAGTAACAGGAAGGACAGGGCACCATTCTCAGAGCGACTGGTTCGTGAGTGGGCCGAGGAACACTTCCACCTTGAAGACATGGCATCCAAGAAATGGGCCAAAACCAGACTTGATAGCTCCATAGCTAATCTGGTTAAGCAAGCATTTCCAAGAATGTCTTGCAAGGCCGCAGTTAAACTAGAGAACATGCAAGAAGGCAAGGCCCCCAGACTGCTTATTGCAGATGGGGACGACGGTCAACTTATGGCGTTGACTGTCATTAAGTGCCTAGAGGATCTTCAGTTTAAATGGTTTAAGATGAAGTCCATAAAACATTGCGCTAAGCGTGAAGCTATCGAGCGTGTTGTGAAGGAACTCACAATACCCGGTGGTAGACTAATTGAAGGAGACGGAAGCGCATGGGACACCACCTGTTCCGAGGAAATCCGGTCCATCACTGAGAACGTAGTAATACGACACATTCTCAAAATCCTTGTGGATTACGGCGTCTGCCCTGAGTGCTGGCACAATGAGCACGCTGCTCTTGGAGAAAAGAAGCAGTTGAAGCTCTTCTTTAAGACCAAGACAGAGCAATGCACGATAAAGATGAACGCGATTCGCCGTAGTGGTCATAGAGGCACGAGTTGCCTCAATTGGTTGGTGAACTTCGCCCTTTGGACCATCTCTGTGTTCAAGGAACCATGGCGATTTCTCGACCCTGCCACGCGCAAGGGATACGATGTTACCGGCAAGATGAGATGGTGGAATGGTGCGATGGAGGGTGACGATTCACTATGTGTGTTGCGCCCACCCATGACCGATGAAATGGATGAGAACAACGAGTACACCGATCCACTCACCATCGAGTTCTTGGCGTTTTGGAAGAGATCCGGGTTCAACATGAAGATAAACTTCGCGAAAGGGCTGGCGGAATTTTGTGGTTGGCATATATGCTGCAAGAATGGCGAGCCAACAGGGTTTGCAGCTCCGGATGTTAAGAGGTGTATGATGAACGCTGGTGTGAGTGTATCTCCAACAGCGGTTCAAGCAGCCAAGGATGGAGATCACAAAACATTCTGCGACATTGCTGCAGCCAGCGCCATGGCACGCGCGGCAGATTTCGCCGGCTTACTACCAACAATTTCAAGAAAGTTTCACAGATTTGCCGAATCCATAAAGAAGAGCTCAGATGTGGCCGATGACGAAATGTCATTGAAAGTTTTTGGCGACAGAGGCCACACGTACAAAGAAATCGACGAAATGATCGAGAA